TCACCCCATTCGCAGGATCGCGCGTCCTGAGGATTGGGAGTTCGCCGTCCACGACCACAGGGCGAAGAAAGCGGGCCGTCACTTCGATCTGAGGATCGGGGACCCGCATACCGGCCACGCGCATTCCTGGGCGCTCAGGAACTGGCCCATGCCGGGCGAGAAGCGGCTCGCGGTCATCCAGAGCACCCACAGCATCCCATACATGGACTGGTCCGGAAAGATTGAACAGGGATACGGGGCCGGGGATGTCGACATCGCAGACCGCAGGAAGGTAAAAATCCTGCAGGCGACCGAGGGCAAAATAGACTTCTCAACCGAAGCGGGGGAGCGATATACTATCGTTACTGGCAGTAACCTCGGGAAGGGCCGGTGGCTCCTGCTCAACAGGAGCTCGAAGCAGTAAGTAAGACAGGTCGGACCGTCGGAGAGGGCGGAAACCACCCTCGTAGCGTCCACGGTCGAACTCTATCCGGTTGAGGGGAACGATGGCCGACTCGCTTGCTGACGACAAACACATCAAGCGATTCTGGTCACACGTCCAGAAGACCGACGGATGCTGGCTGTGGATTGGAGCCAAGCAAGGCGGCGGATACGGCTCCTTCTCCATGAAGGGACGATTGATCGGCGCGCATAGAGCCTCCTGGATGCTATTCCGTGGAAGCATTCCGCCGAACCTGAATGTTCTCCATCGCTGCGGCAACAAATCATGCGTTCGGCGAGAACATCTTTTCCTAGGAACGCAGTCAGACAATCTCAAGCACTGGTGGTCTGACCAGAAGAAATCGCCGCCAGCAAAAACAACATGGCGCACATCTGGACACCGGATTGCGGCGTCAGCAGACTGGAGCTATAGGTTTTGGGCGAAGGTTGTTAAGGGCGACGGTTGTTGGCTTTGGTCCGGAGCTAAGAACAACGTTGGCTACGGGCAGTTCACGGTGCGTATGCCGAAGAGAAAGTTGCTGCTCGCCCACCGCGTCGCGTTCGCGCTTACATCCGGCGAGATTCCGAACGGGATGTGCATTCTGCACATGTGCGACGCTCCGGCGTGTGTGCGTCCGAGTCACCTGAAACTCGGGACGATGCGCGACAATACGAATGATATGATCGCGAAAGGCCGTTCGACTTTTATCCAGTTTACTGGCCGCAGCTTGCGCGGCGAGGAGAACCCTAAAGCGAAGTTCACACTCAGGCAAGTCGCCGGCATCCGACGTCGCTACTCATCTGGGAACGCCAGTCAGAATGAGCTCGCGAGGAAGTACGGCGTAACGCAATCCACGATCTGGCGGATCGTCAACGGGCGGGTGTACATCGCATGAAGAAGACGAGGTCAAGCCAAGCGATGGACAGCCAGCTCGACCGCGAGGATTAGCCTGTGGCTGACTCACTTGCTGATCCGCGAGCCGCTGATACCGGCTTCAAGGTCGGGCTGCGCTATCCATCGCCGAGTACGCAGCCCTCTCTTTAACGAGAGAGGGCTGCGCGGCAAGAGATAACCGTTCTTCGATCTGGCATCTCTCTTCCTCCCGCCGAGGATCAAGGATCTCTTCAAGTACTGCCAGATGTACGCGTTCTCGGACGAGATCATCTCCGCGACGCTTTACAAGCTGGCCCAGTTTCCCATCACAGACCTTGTTTACGAGGACAAGGACGACGACCTGAAGTCTCGCTGGAAGAAGGTCCTCGAGGAGGATCTGGCGATCCGGACGAAGCTCGAGGAGGCCGGCCTAGACTACAACTGCCTGCATGGCGATGTGCGGGCGGTTACCAAGAACGGTGTCTTCAGGCTTCGGGACCTGTCCGGGAAGACCGTCGAAGTTCTCTCCCAGGATGGCGTCTACCGCCCGGCCACGTTCAAGTGTTATGGTCGCCAGGAGTTCATGGAGGTGGAGCTGAGCGACGGCCGAACCATTCTCGCCACCAAGGATCATATATGGCCGATCATCACGTCGAGCGGGAATGTCGTCAAGAGGCCGACGGAAGACATCGCTGGCCTCACGCTTCTCAGGAGCGTCGCTGCGCGCCCAGAACAGAACGACGAGTTCTACGAAGGCGTTCGCCACGGCTTCGTGTTCGGTGATGGCACGCTATATAACGATGGCAAGCAGGCCAGGGCGATCTTCTGCGGCGCCAAAGACAAGGGGATGCTGAAATACTTCGAGGGCGTCGGGTCGAAGCCGTACGAAGCCAGGCTTGGCGTCATCTACCAGCACGGCCTGCCGCCGCATTACAAGAATCTGCCGGAAAACGAACGCAGCGCGAGCTACTGGTACGGGTTCGTCTGCGGATTCCTGGCTGCCGACGGAAGCGTTGACGTTGCCGGATATGCCGTCCTGACCCAAAAATCCGAAGCGACGCTCAGGGCGATCGAAGTCCAGCTTCCACGCATCGGCATGATCGCTGGTGTTGTTCGCGAGCATCCCTCCGGACGTTCGTCTTACGTGTCGGGGTCTTCTCAGTGCTTCCTGTCGCTCTATAGGCAATATCTAAGGCCTGAAGACTTCCTCCTCGATCATCACCGCGAGCGGTTCGAGGAGCACTTCAAGGAGACGAACTACGGGCAGAAGGTTCGCGTTGTCGATGTCCGCGAGACGGGCATCGTTGACGAAGCCTTCTGTTGCGTCGAGGAACAGACGCACACGTTCGTCATCGAAAACGGCGTCCTTACCGGAAACTGCTACGGGAACTACATAGGCAGCTTCTACGTTCCGTTCATCCGGATGCTTGTCTGTCCGCACTGTCGTAAGCAGAAGCCCATCAAGAGCTCGAAGTTCCAGTTCAACCCCAAGGATTTCAAGTTCTACATGAAGTGCGCGACGTGCGCTCCGGACGAGCCCCTCCCGATGGTCGTCGTCGACAAGCCGATGACGAAGACCACCGCGGGCATGAACATCATCCGATGGGACCCGGCGCAGATCGACATCGAACACAATCCGATTTCTGGGAACTCGACCTACTACTACAACCTTCCAAACCAGCTCAAACGCCAGATCTGGGCGGGGCGCCGGCGCGTCCTCGAAGAGACGCCGATGAGCTTCATCATGGCCGCGAAGGAGGGCGCCCGCGTCGAGCTCGAGCCGACGAACATCATCCACATCAAGCGGCCGTCGATGAGCTATTTCGACAACGGATGGGGGATCCCGCTCATCGTCCCGCTGCTCAAGAGCCGTTACATCTACCAGATCTTCCTCAAGAGCCGCGAGGTCATCGCTCAACAGCACATCGTCCCGATGTGGATGCTCTACCCGCTCCCGCAGGCGAATCTCGACCCGGCAAGCCATCTGAACCTCGCCAAGTGGCGCCAGGAGATCGAGAACGCGGTCCGCCGGTGGCGCCGGGACCCGAACCACATCGCCGTCTTCCCGATCCCGACAGGGTTCCAGCAGATCGGCGGCGACGCGCGCGCCCTGACGATGATGGACGAGATCCGGTTCCTCCAGGAGACGATGATCATCGGCCTCCAGGTCCCGCGCGAATTCCTCATGGGCGGGATGTCCTGGAGCGGGTCCTCCGTCACGTTCCGGATGGTCGAGAACTTCTTCCTGAACCACATCCGCGGGCTCAAGCAGCTTCTGCGGTTCGTGATCGACAAGGTCTCGAAGGCCACGAAGCTCAAGCCCGTTGACGTTTCGATGACCCGCCTCAAATGGGTCGACGATGTCCAGCAGAAGAGCCTGCTCATGCAGGCGAACATGAACGGAAAGGTCTCCGACGAGACGTTCGTCAGCGAGCTCGGCCACTCGATGGCCAAGGAGTTCGAGCAGATCCAGGGCGAGGTCGACAAGCGCGCGAAGATCACTGTCGCCCAGATGAAGGCCCAGGCGGAGGCCGAGGGAGAGGCGATGATGATCCAGGCGAAGTACCAGGCCAAGGCCCAGGTCGAGATGGCCAAGATGCAGCGCGACATCATGACCGAGTACACCGCGATGGGTTTCACGCCCGCGGAGGCCCAGGCCCTGATGAACTCGCTCGCCCAGCAGAAGCCCGGCGGAGGCCAGTCGACGCCCGGAGGGGTGCTCAAGAACGAGCCGAACAAGCCCGGCACCGACGGCAAGCAGATGTCAAACCCGGACGCATGGGCCGGCCAGTTCATGGCGACGCTTTCCCAGATGCAGCCCGCGGATCGGGACTCGGCGCTCATGAGGCTTCAGCTCGAGAACCCGCAGCTCCACTCGATCGTGATGTCGAAGTGGATGGAGCAGCAGGGCGTCGATTCGAGGCCGAATCCGCAGCAGAAGCCGCCTAACCGGAACGCAGGCAAGGCCCCCACCCCAAGCTCAGTGCGATGATCGACCATGGCGAGCTCTACGAAAAACTGAAGGAGAGGCTGTCCGGCACGGTCTCCTCCGCGCTCACGGTCTCTGGGCCGAAGGTCCTGAACGTCAACCGCGTCTGGACGGAAGACGCGCTTGATCCGAACGATCTCGGAAGCCAGCTCGACGCCAAGCTCAACGGGCGGAGCTGGGCTGTTCCTGTGTACGCGGACATCTCCCTGATCGACGCCCAAGGCAAGGAGATCGACCGGGCGAAGAAGCTCCGCGTCATGGAGATCCCGAAATTGACGCCCAGGCTCTCGTTCATCGTCGGCGGCGAGGAATTCCAGGTCGCCAACCAGCTTCGCCTGAAGCCTGGCGTCTACGTGAAGAGCCGCCCAGAGGAGACCTCAGCCCACTTCAAGCTGCCGATCGGGTTCTCGAAGTGGAACCATTCCATCGACTATGCGCCTGCGGAGCGCCGCTGGACGGTCTCGCTCGATGGCAAGACCATCCCGCTCTACTCGTACCTGAAGGCGATGGACGTCTCGGACGACGAAATCGTCGACGCGATCGGCCTTGACGGCCTCGACCGGATCAAGGCCGACGCCGATCTGAAGCGCGATACGGCGAAGCTCCGGACGATCGTGACTTCCGAGAAGGCCAACCCGCAGAACCTTGGAGAGAATTCGGCGCGCGTCCGCGAGATACTCGGCGCGCTTCCTATGGCCTCCGACGTCGTCCGGCAGAAGTACGGCAAGGAGTACAAGACCTTCGACAAGGGTCTCGTGGTCGATGCGCTCAGGAACATGGGACGCGTCCTGTCCGGCGACGAGGAGCCCGACATCGACAGTTCCCGCTTCAAGGAGTTCCGGACCTTCGACGAGATCCTGACGGAAAGGATCGAGAAGAGCTCCCGCGCGATCCAGAACCGGATCAAGGCGCGGATGCGCGACAAGTCGACTGTCCGGGAAATCGTCCAGCCCGACAAGCTCTCCGACATCGTGACGAGCTTCTTCAACCGGTCGGCCCTCTCGAACTACCCAACGCAGTCGAATCCGATCAGCTTCGTGACGGGATTCACGAAGACCACGGTCTTCGGCGAGGGGTCGATCGGGAACAAGCGCGCCGTCACGAAGGAGGATCGCGACGTTGATCCGTCGATGTTCGGGGCGATCGACCCGATGCACACCCCGGAGGGCGGAGACATCGGCGCGGTCATGCACGTCTCCGTTGGGGCAAAAAAGGGGGAAGGGGTGATCCTCGCCCCCTTCTTCGACCCGAAGGCCCAGACGCGCATCGAGCTTGCTCATCCCGAGATCTACGACAAGCGCGTGGCGTTCCCGAACGAATACCACAAGGACGCCTCGGGGAGGCTCGTGCCCGTGGACGCCTCAATCCGCATCATGCACCGCGGGAAGGTCCGCACCGTCGGGCCTTCCGAGGTCGATCTTGTCGTAGAACGCGCGAGTGACCTCTTCGACTTCTCGACGAACCTGGTGCCGTTCATCAACGCCATGCACGGCGGGCGCGGGCTCATGGCGGCGAAGATGTACGATCAGGCCGTCGCCGTCAGGGAGCCCGAGGCCCCGCTGGTGCAGTCCGCGGCCACCCCCGAGAAGCTGCCGGAGAAGACGTTCGAGAAGCTCCTCGGGCACCTGGCCGGTGTGACGTCGCCCGTGGACGGCATCGTCGAGGGCGTGAAGGAAAGGACGGTCGAGATCCGCGGGGATGACGGCAAGGTCCACACGGTCCAGATCTACAAGGACTTTCCGCTCAACGCCCGCAGCTTCGTCACCAGCGTCCCGAAAGTGACCGCGGGCGACAGGGTGAAGAAGGGCGACCTCCTGGCCGACTCGAACTTCACGCGTGACGGAGTCCTCTCCATCGGAAAGAACCTGAAAGTTGCGTGGCTCCCCGCGCGCGGATGGAACTACGAGGACGGGATCGTGCTCTCGGAGGGCGCGGCGAAGAAGCTGACCTCCGAGCACATGTACAAAATCGACCATCGTCCGTCGAAGGACGGGCTGGCTGGCCGGGAGAAGTACGCGGCGTATCTTCCGAACCGCTTTACTGCGGCGCAGCTCGGAAAACTCGACGAGGACGGCGTCGTTCAGCGCGGGCAGAGGCTGAAGACGGGCGACCCCGTATCGGTGCATCTCTCCAAGAAGAACATCACGCCGGAGGATGTCGTCCTCGGGAAAATCTCCAGGAATCTCGTCCGGCCATACTCCGACGCCGCGCTCGTGTGGGAGGAGCCGTTCGACGGAGAGGTGACGCACGTCCAGAAGTTCCCGGACGGGAGCGCGAAGATCTTCCTGAAGACCTCCGAGCCGCTTCAGGTCGGGGACAAGGTGGTCAGCCGATATGCCGCGAAGGGTCTGGTGACGAGAATCATTCCAGACCACGAGATGCCGCACACCAAGGACGGGGAGTCCGTCGAGATCCTCCTCAACCCCCTTGGACTGCCCACGCGCATGAACCCGTCTCAGATCTACGAGGCGCTCGCCGGGAAGATCGCGAAGAAGACGGGCAAGCCCTACGTCGTGGACAACTTCGAGCCCGGTGACCTCAGGGACAGGATCGAGCAGGACCTGAAGAAGCACGGTCTCGAGGATGCCGAGGAATTGGTCGACCCCGTGAGCGGACGGTCTCTCGGGAAGGTCACGACGGGCCGCCAGTTCATCATGAAGCTCGAGCACGCCGCGAAGGAGAAGTTCAACGCACGGGATCCGAGCGGCTCCTACACGGCGGATCTCCGGCCTGCGAAGTCCGGCGAGGGCGCCCAGACGATCGGGCACATGGAGATCTCGGCGCTTCTTTCCCACGGGGCGCTCCACAACATCCGTGATATGGCGACCGTGAAGGCGGGGAAAAGCGACGAGTTCTGGCGTGCCCTGCAGATGAACGAGCCGCTCCCTCCGCCGCAGCCGACGTTCGCTTTCGACAAGTTCGTGACGCTCCTCAAGGGCGCCGGCATCAACGTCGAGCGACGCGGGACGCAGTTCCAGCTCAAGCCCCTCACGGACGACCAGACAGAGGCGATGAGCGCAGGCGCGGTCTCGAACTCCAGGATGCTTCTTGGGAAGAATCTCAAGCCGGAGGACGGCGGCCTCTTCGACGAGAAGCTCACGGGCGGACTCCTCGGCCGGAAGTGGACGCACATCGACCTCCCGTACGAGGTCCCGAACCCGATCTTCGAGCCGGCGATCAGGGGCGTGCTCGACCTCTCCCAGCGGGAGTACGACGACATCGTCGAGGAGCGGACGCACGTCGACGCTTTCGGGAAGAAGCTCGACGCCTCAAAGGGCGGTATGACGGGCCCCGCCGCGGTACGCCGGATGCTCGAGTCGGTGGACGTCCCGAGGGCGATCCGCCTCCTAAAGGACCAGGCGAAGCGCTCGAAGGGAAGCGATCTCAACGCGATCAACCGGGCCCTCAGGTTCCTGATCAACATGAAGGACAACGCGATCCGCCCGGAAGACCTCTTCGTGAGCAAGATCCCGGTTCTCCCCCCGATCTACCGCCCCGTCTACCCGCTTCCGGACGGAACGCTGAACGTCTCCGACGTGAACTATCTCTATCGCGACCTCGTGGCCCTCAAGAACCAGATCAAGGATCTGTCGGGCCAGATCCCGGATGAGTCGCTCCGCGAGCAGCGAGCCGATCTCTACCAGGCGGTGAAGGCGGTGGCCGGCGTTGGCGACCCAATCTCCTCCGAGCACTACCGCGGCATCGTCGATGTCGTGACGGGCGAGCACCCGAAGGGAAGCTACTTCCAGTCCCGCGTTCTCCGGAAGCAGCAGGAACTCTCAGGCCGCGCCGCGATCGTCGGGAATCCGACGCTTGGCATGGACGAGGTTGGGATCCCGGAGGACATGGCCTGGATCGTCTTCAAGCCGTTCATCGTCCAGAAACTCGCCGAACAGGGGGTCCCTCCGCTCGAGGCTGAGGAGCTGATCAAGATGCGGTCCGAGAACGCCAGGGGCGCTCTGGCGCGGGCGATGAGCGAGAGGCCCGTGATCCTGAATCGCGCGCCGACCCTCCACAAGCACGGGATCATCGGCCTCAAGCCGAAGCTCTTCCCCGGGAAGTCGATCCACCTGAACCAACTCGTCACGGTCGGGCTCGGCGCTGATTTCGACGGGGACACGGTCGGGGTCCACGTCCCCGTGACCCCGGAGGCGGTCCGGGAGTCCTTCGAGATGATGCCGTCGGCGAACCCGATGTCGACGTCCGAGAAGATTCTCGTTACGCCGCGCCATGAGTCCCAGGTCGGGCTCTTCCGCCTCACGAGCGTGGGCAGGAAGACAGGGAAGGCATATCCGTCCGACCTCGAAGCGCTCGAGGACTTCTACGACGGGAAGATCACGGAAACAGATCTCATCCGAATTGCCGGAGCCGAGACGACCGTGGGCCGGCTTCTTGTGAACAGGGCGCTGCCGGAGAAGCTGCGCCGGCCGGATCTCATTCTCGACAAAGGGGCGATGACCAAGATTCTGGAGTCCGTGGCGCGCGAGAACCCGAGGGTTCTGGCGCCAGTCGCGGACGCGCTCAAGGACATCGGGAACGAGTACGCATATCTGTCCGGCCTCTCGGTTCGTCTCGACGACCTCAAGCTGCCCAAGGGCGAGGTCTCCGCCGTGATGAAAAAGTACGACGCACAGGCGGCAGAGGCCGTGAAGTCCATCTCGGACAAGAAGCGCCTGGACCAGAAGATCGTCGAAATTTACTCGAAGGCGTACGACGAGCTGAAGAGCCTGTCCGAGAATACGATGAGGGAGCGCGGGAGTTCGCTCGGGCAGATGATCGCCTCGGGCGGCCGAGGCGACATCGCTCAGGCGACGCAGATGATCGCGGCGCCTGTTCTGGTGGAAGACATCCGCGGAAGGATCCACACGCATCCAGTACGCACGGGCTACGCACAAGGCATGACGCCCGCCGACTACTGGGTGTCGGTCCTCGGATCCAGGCGCGGAAGCGTCGAGACGAAGATCTCGACGGCGGAACCCGGAGCGCTCACGAAGTCCATGGTGCAGACGTCGATCGAGAACAGGATCGTTCCTGGGGCGACCCCGGACGACGAGCGGGGACTCGAGTTCTCGGTCGACGACCGGGAGTCGGTCGGGCGGTACGTGATGCGGGATTACGGGGCGATCGCCAAGAGGGGCGACCTCTTCGATGCGCAGATGCGTGAGCGGTTCCGGGCGGCAGGGAAGAAGTCAGTCGAACTTGGAAGCCCGCTTACTTCGAGTCACCCCTACGGAACGTACTCGCTTTCGTACGGGCTCGACGAGCGCGGACGCGTTCCGAAGCCAGGAGCCTTCATCGGGATCACCGCGGCGCAGGCGATTGGCGAGCCGATGACCCAGCTTATCCTCGGGTCGAAGCACGTCCAGGGCATCACCGGGCGCGGCGCCGGCCAGATGACGGGCTTCGAGAAGTTGAAGACGCTCCTCGAGATGCCGCACGACATGAAGCAGAAGGCGCTTGTCGCGCCCGAACACGGCGTCGTCGAGAGCGTCGGGAAGGCGCCGGGCGGCTACGACGTGCGGGTCTCAGGGAAGGCCTACTTCACGCCGTTCGAGCCGACGGTGAAGCCTGGCAAGGTCGTGAATCCTGGCGACCCGATGTCGGAGGGTCTGGTCGATCCGCGAGACCTCCTCGATACCAAGGGCGTCGACTTCACGCGCCGGTACATGGTCGATCAGATCTATGACATCTTCCGGGGGGCCGTCCGCAAGAAGCACATCGAGACGGTGGTCCGGTCCGCGACCGACACGGCGCTCGTGACCGACAGTGGGGCGAGGACAGACCTCGTAGAAGGCGATGTCGTCCCGCTCAATGTCGTCCGCATGGAGAACCGCAGACAGGCCGCCCCGGTTCCGCTCGAACTGGCCAGAAACGCGATGCTCATGGAGGAGATCGACGAGCTCGGCGGCGTCGAGAAGATCCTGACGGACGACGACATCTCGCGGCTTCGCGCGATGGGGCGGGCGAACGTCATCGCCAATCCGAATCCGGTCCGCTTCCGGCCCGTTCTCAAGGGTGTGGACGTCGTTCCGATGGGCCGGAAGGATTGGATGGCGGCGCTCTCGTTCCGGCGCCTGCGGGACACGCTTCAGAAGGCCGTGGCAGAGGGGTGGAAGAGCGATGTCAAAGGATGGAATCCGATCCCTGGAATCGCGTACGGGGCGACGATCGCTGAACCGGTCGCCGCTCCGGCTGCGTCATGAGGAGGTTCGCATGACGATCAAGCTCATCACGCCGTGCACGGGGAAGGCGAAGTGCCCGTTCTTCAAGTCCCCGGAGACGCTTCTCTCGGCGATGGAGGAGAAGCAGGACTTCAAGAACCTGATGATGGCGATGGAGATCAAGAAGTCCTGGAATCGGTGCGCGGACTGCCCATTCAAGATCAAGGTGGGCGAGGACGGGGACGGCGAGAGCTTCCACAACGCGATCTGCGGGCTCGTCTCGCAGCCGCCGTTCTCGATGGACGCCGTCTCGCGCGGGACCGGCTACTCGAAAACGCGGGTCGCCCAGATCGAGTACACCGCGATGCGGAAGCTCAAGCGCGCCCTCGGGAAGCAGGTCCTGAACGCAGAGGAGCTGGCGAGAGCTTAGCCCTCGGACTCCTTCACTTCGTACTCCTGGTGCCCGCACACCAGGCACTTCGTCACCTCGATCGGAACCTTGTTCCGGTCCTTGATCGAGAACTTCTCCGTGAGCTCCTTCTTGAGGTCGCCTTTTTCTACGTACTGGCCGCGCTCCTTCAGGAACTCGACGAAGAGGCCGAGGAGCTTCCGGTTCGGCTGGTCGGTGCCTGCGTCTGGCACCTTGTTCTTGATGATGAATTCATCGAGGACGTCGGTCTTGGTTTCGGGCACGGCGCCTCCTAGTCGATGTTGAGCATCTTTTCGATCGAGTCCTTGGCGTCCTTCTTGCCCTGCTTGACTTCGTCCTTCACGGAGACCTTCTCAGCGATGTTGAGGTCGGCGAACTTCGCCCCGCAGTGCCTGCAGACGATGTCGCCGGATGCCTTCTTCTCCATGTGGGGCAGCGTGGGCTTGTGGTCCCCTTTGCACTCGACGCCGAACTTCTCCATCGTCATGGGCGTTCCCTCCGACAGTTTCTCCAGGATTTCCTGGCATTCCTCGACGTGACCGACCGACTTTCCGTAGTCGTGGACCAGCTTCAGGACGTCCGCGAGCTCCCTGCCGTCCTTCGGGAGGTAGCCCTTCTGGATCTTGTCGCGGAGCTTCGCCATGATGACGTCCTTAGCCGCGGCCTGGTCTTTCCGGATCCCGAGCCGGATCTTGAGGCGCTCCTCGGGAATGGGCATGGCGCCATGCTATCACGCGCGGGCAAAAAAGGGGAGGGACACGAGTGTCCCTCCCCGCGCGCGTTCACTACGTGACAAGTCCCCTCGGGGATTCGCCCGGAGGGTGCGAGTGCCCGTCGAAGTGCGGCGATCCGGTGCAGAAGATGTGCCCGAGATCGTCGGCCAGCTCTGGGAACTTCTCCCGACAGGAGGCCTTGTACGCATCGATCGCCGGCCTTGAGAACTCATCGTGGATGAGGTCCAGGACGAAGTACCGGCACTTCTCGTGCTTCCCCCCGGGGCCGCTCGATCCGTTCGACCGGAGAACGATGTACTTCTCGTAGATGCCCTTGTTCGTCCCGTCGTTCTTGGCGGGGTCGATCTCGACGTTCGGCGCCTTCGCGAGCGCGGCGAACAGCGGCACAATGAGATCCGCCATCGCGGATTCGTGGTAGAGCCTCTTGGCGAGACTCAACAGTTCCGGGAGGTCCTTGCGTTGAATTCCGTCCCGGGTCAGGTCCCGGATCCTGAGCTGCGCGGCAACCGCGTCCATTAGCGCTGGGGCTGCGAGGCCATCCCCAAGAGGAGCTTCTGCATCTGGTCCGCCGGGATGAGGGCGCGCAGGCCGTCGTTCCTGAGCTCGTCGATCGTCGGCACCTGGCTCAGGACGTCCTTCAGTTCCTGGCCCGCGCCGGCGACCCACAGCGTCTCGTGGGCCTTCGTCATCTTCTCCTGGACGCGGGTCCGGAGCTCGGCCGCGGACATCTCGGTCTTGGAGATGTCCGCCGAGATCTTCTGCTTGATGAGCTGGACTCGTTCGTGCATCTTCCGGTTGATCTCGTCTGTCTTCGCCTTCTGCTTGTCGGTTTCCTCGCGCTGCTTGGCGTCGAAGACGGCCTTCTCCTTGTTGTGCTTCTCGGCGAGCTTCCGGTTCTCCTCGGAGAGCTTCTCGAGCTCGCCCTTCAGCTTCTTGAGTTCGGGGTCGTTGTCAAAGGCATCGCAAGAGATCTGATCGAGCCTGAACTTCTTCGCGGCGTCGATCGTCTTGTAGAGCGTGTCGGCCTTGACCTTGATGATCTCCTCGACCTTGCACTTGGTGATGTAGTCGTTACTGGCCATTGGCTACCTCCTCCGGAATTGGGCTTTTCAATGAGATCAGGGCGGCGCGGGCGGCGTCCTCAAGGACGCTTTCCGTCCGCTGAACGAGCGATCCGTCCTGGGCGGCTTCGTTGACGGTCTTGACGATGATAGACTGCATGAACGCCATCGCGTTGATGGCGCGGTTCAGGAGATCCCAGTTGATCGGCGTGTACGGGATGACCGTGATGTTGGGAGCCTCGAAAGTGCCGCGGGTTCGTTCGGCTTTTTCCAAATCAGGAAGGCCGGGGTGGTCTACGGGATGTTGCGCGAATGTGCAGAACCACTCGATCTTGCCATTCGCGTCGCGCAGGACGAAGAACCTGCGGATTTGGAACCTCTCCGCATAGTGCGGGTATCGGACGTGGCCGAAGTAGATGACGATGAGGGGCTCCCATGTATCGACCGACGGCCTCTTGAACTCCTCGATCGCCGCGTTGATTTTCTCTTCGAGGGCGCGGAGGGTTTCCTCCCGAAAAGGACGAAACCCGACGTTGGCGAAGAACGTCCCGTCGGACGTCGAGACCTTGATGACGATGGGCTTCTGTCCGGGAATGTCGAGGGTTTTGACGGTCTTGCAGGCAGCCCCGTCTCTGACGTGAACTTTCATGCGCGCCTCCTAGTCGCTGAGGTGATGCGCGACCGCATCCAGCGCGGTCTGGATCCCGTCGACGTACTCCTCGGAGGAGACGTCGATTCCACTAAAAGAGTGAGCGAGAATCAAGCTCTCGACGCCGTCGATGGCGGCGTTGAACGACCGGTGCTGCTCGCAGCAATCCGGATCCCTGTCTTCCGTGCCGCCGTCGCAATACTCGTGGAGCTGCGACTCGATCTTCCGGAGCGCACCTGTCCCGAAGAGCCTTATCCCGCCGATGGGCAGGATGAGGGTGAACACGCTAATCCAGCGTGAGGACGTACGAGGTCACGAATCTTCCGCGGTTCTCGTAGGGCAACGTCGCGCGGCACGTCCCGCAGCGCATGAGGTGGCGGAACGCAAGCTCCGCTTGATCCTCCGGCACTGGCTGTATTGCCTCGGAGCCGTGCGCGTTGACGACGAGCTCCGTGATCTGACAGTCGGTCACTTCGGAGATCATTCTACTTGGAATCCTTTCTCTTGTGCTTCCGCTTCTTTCGAGGCGCCTTCGGGGGCTGGGATGGTACCTCCTGTCCGAAGAGATCTCCAGCCGTTTTCACGGGGTCTCCGGGGGCGGGAGCTGGCTTGGGTTTGATGGCCCTGGACTCGTGGTAACCTGGGCATCTGGCGTCGTGGGCTTCGATGCAGGGGCCGGTGCCGCAGAAGTCGAGCTTGCAGTAGTAGCACCAGGAGATGCAGGACTTGCCGCATTGACAGCAGAGGCGGCCTTGCGTTTTGCTTCCTGGCGTTCCGCCTGGGCCTTCAGTTCCTTGTGCCAAGGGTTCTCCTTTCCGAAGTTCCACGCGGGATCGATGTATGGGAACGTGTCCCAGTCGCAGATGGTGAGAAGGACGAAGTTCCTCCATCCGGCTCTGTCCATCCGGTCCCATGTCCTGCTTCTCAGGTTCCACTCTCGCTGCGGAATCTCGTCCGGCTTGTCGGACGAGTTCTGGTAGTGGAAGTCCTCGAGCCGCTTGTCCTTGGCGAGAAAATCAAGAACCTCGCCCATCACCCAGTCGCAGTGGGCGATCAGGTAGAAGCGGCCGTCGAGCTCGCGGACTGACACCTTCACGTCGAAGTTGAACGGGTTTCGGGCGTGACTCCCAAGCTGAAGCCTGTAAGCCTTCTTGATGTTGTCCGAGACTTCGATCGGGCCCACCTCGCAGTCGGCTTCCAGTTTGAGATTCCCGCGGACCTCGTTCTTGGCGCTCTCGTTGCTGAGAACGCGGTTGTACATGTCGATGAGCACCTTCTGGATGTTCTTCGTGGCTTTCTTCTTGATGTCCCAGAGAACCGGCCACAGTTTCACGCCCCGCTTCACGCGATAAGCGTTGTAGATCTTCGTGCTCACTCGAGGACCTCCTCTTCATACGCCCTGGCCGAAAAACCGCCAACACTCCTCCAGTGCAAGGCATTCCAGTGGGACCATTGCGCCCCGAGCTTCACGCGTTCCGCTTCAACGAAGTCCTTCAGGAATAGCTCTGCGCGTTCTTTTGTTCTGGCGATCCCGAGAATGCGTGCATCGTCGCCCTTCGAGATCTCCACGATCCAGACAGTCATTCGGTCTTCCTCTTGGGTTGCACGGACGACTCCCATTGGTGGCCGCCGCCGCAGACGAGCGTGACGGTGTCTTCGTCGCCCCGCACGATCGATCCACGGCCGGTCGGAATGACCGACCCGTTGAACTCGAACGTCTTGCCCTCGTCGTCGGTGTAGATGTCGGCCCGGCCGGAGAACATCGCGATCATCCCTCTCGGGAACTCTCCGCAGGCCGGACATCTCCTGGCGGTCAGCCCGAACGGGGCGTCCCTGTCCTCGAGCGTGTGCCGGACGTCGAACGTCTTCCTGCTCATGCCGGCTCCGGCTCCGACTTGGCGTCGCCGACATGGATGACGATGCGCCGCTCGATCTTGTCCCTCTTGAACGCCTTCTCGGAGCCCCGCTGAAGGCTGGTGATGCCTTCGAGAACGTCCTGCCACGAATCGTACTCGAACGTCGCGACGCCGAAGGCCTCGCTTTCCAGCGTTACGGTGTAGGTTATCGTGCTCATCGTGGCCTCAGGCGCAACGAACGAAGACCATGTATCTCGTCCGCACGAAGTCGCCGGGACGCTGGAGGGCGTCGAATCCGCCAGCCTCCTCGAACTGAGCTTCTATGTCGAGAGACGAAAGGATGCGCGTCCTGAGATCGTTGTCGTCCTTGATGGAGTCCCACTCCATCTTGCCATCTGTCCCGATGGCAAAGAACCGGACATACTTGTATTGCATGGCCTTCATTTCACGAAATCATCGGGAGAAGCTCCCTGAACTTCTGCTGGACGGCGCAGAGCCAGCCGGCTTCCGCAAGCGGATAGTCGTACCCGATGTCGTAATCGTCCGTCCTGTTGATCTCCATGTACGCGTTGTAGACGTCGCCTTCGCCCATTTCGCCGACCTCGATGTCGCGAGCGAGGGTCTCGAGCTCGCCTGCCCTGTGCAGGTCGCCGGCGTCGCTTTCCTTGTTCTCCCTGATCTCGCGGGCCTCGTCCTTGATGTCGCGCATCGCGGCCTCCTTCGACCAGCACTTCCGGAGGAACTTCTCGCAGAGGTATCGCTCGGAGAGTTGGTCGGAGAACCACTCGAAGTCGTACCCGTAGTGCGAGGCGACGGCGTTCGTCTGATCGCAGAACGAGATGTCGCCCGTGAGCACGATCATCTTCCCGCGCGGCGTGACGCCCGCGGGGTCGGCTCCGTGACACATGAACGTGATGTAGACCGCGTAGATGCCGGTGCCTGGACGCCCCATCCGGTAGCACTGGAACTGGTCGCTCTTGTGGATGGCCTTGAGTGCGTGGCGCTCCAGGCTCTTGATCATGTTTGGGGTGACGAACGAACTCATACGATGATGTTCCTTTCTCCCGGCGCATCCGGGAAGTCCTTGCTCTGCCGATCGTACCAGTCGGCCCACTCAAGAATCCACGCCCACGGGATCGCCGTCTCCCGCTCGGCCGCCGGCTTGGACACGAGATCGTAGACGGCGAGCTTCATGGCGTGCTCGTCGCGCTTCTCGGCCGGAGGGTGGCTCGCGTGGACGTTCAATGCGGCCGGGTCTGCGGTGTCGGCCTTGCCGTCTTGTACGCGGAAGCTGACGACGGGGCTGATCGTGCCCTCGTGGCCGTGTTCGTTGTCGAACAGCGTGACACCGATATCGATGAACGGAAACGCGGCGGCGAGCTTCTTCCAGTCCGCGAAGACCGCCTCGCAGGACGGCCACTTGCCGACATTGTCCGTGTAGCCGATCGTCCCGTCCGGGTGGCACCATCCGTGCGGCCCGTAGATGTAAGCGCACTGGATCCAGGAGTTGTGCACGTACTCGGTGTCGACCCATTCCCAGATCTTGCACCAGCGGTCGACGGCTTGCATGTATCCATCAAGCTCGCCTTCTTTCGGGGCGCCCGGATCGGAATCGTGGTCGAATCGCGTGAGCGGGATCCTGAGTGCCTGCTTGATCTTGCGCGTGAACGCGCGGTCGTTTCCTCCGCCGAACCACCCGAAGAACGAGTCCGTCCTCCGGATGATCTCCTTCGCCTGCTGGATGGTGACCGTGTTGCCGGTCACGAGCATCTGAGGCCACTTCGGGAGGCCCCTCGCAAGGAGCTCCTCCTGTGTCACAAAATCCATCTGTCCATTTTGGACAGCAGGCCCTCGTTGTCCTCGGCGAGCTTCGCTTCGTCGACCTTCTTCCCGTTGAGGCGGTCCCTGAATCGAATGAGGGCGTCCTTCCGGTCCTGGGCGTGGCCCCAGGGCTCGAGTCTCTTGTTCGAGAGCTCGTGCTTCAGCGCGCCGTCGATGATCTTTCTCGCCGGCTTCACGTCGATGCCCGCGTCGAACAGGTACTCGGCGACGGCGAGGATCGCCATTGGATCGCGGCGAATCCAGTCCTTGAAGTATCTCAACACGAGCCCGGGCTTCTTCGCGAGTTCATCGAGCGTCTTCTTCGGAGGCTTCCCGTTCACGTTGAACTTGCAGTCGCCGATCGCGTCCCACGCGGTGTCGCCGGCTCTCATTCCGACTCCCCATGTGCCCATAGTATCTCCTTGTAAAAGAGTGGTCCCGCGGCAAGGACTCGAACCTTGACTTCCGCAGCCCTGGCCTCTTGCGAGGCACGGTCCACGGCGTTCCTCCTATGAACTTCCGCGGGATGGCGGGCATGGAAGGACTTGAACCTCCGACCTCCGCCGGTCCCGGGACCGGCGTCGCTCTTTCTCTGAGCTACATGCCCTGGAGGCTCGCGGGGGAGGCTCACTCCTCCCGAACCGTTTAGCGAGCGAGGGCGTGATTATCTCCCCCTCCCGCCGCGCCAGTCTTCGGAGCAACCCGAAGCCCGACGGCAACACTCGTAATGGTGCCCGGCTCTTCTCCGCGAGCCATGAAAGTGGTGGGGAGGGCCTGGCGCGACCCAGACTCTCCGGCGGAGATCCGCCGAGTGCGCAGTACACTACCTCCCCGTTTGGTGGCCGGGGCCCGGCGCGACCCGAGCTCCTGACAGTTTCCCGCCCGTGCGGCTATACACCACCCGGCCGTATCTTACGTCTTCACCTCCACGCCGAACTCCCTCAGGAGCTCGAGCTTGTACTTCTCGTCGAGGTACTTGTCGGGCGCGTTGTGCCGGTATTCGCGCCCGCGGAGCCGGAGGTAGAAGTTGAGATGCGCGGTGATCTTCGCGCTCCGGCAATGGATCCGCCCCCACATGTCCGACATCTCCTTCTGGAGGCAGCCCTTCCGCTTCGACTTCTCCGCCTTCTGGTCCGCGGAGAGCGCCTTGATGCGGCTCTTTATCGTCAGAATGATTTCATGCGTGGTCATGCTGGACCTCCTTCCAAAGGGGGTACTCGGAAAGCGCCTTGCGGGCGCGGCCCGAGATCGGCTCGGTGGCGAGGGCGGTCGCCTGATCGCCGAAGTCGTCCTCGACGAACGTGTAGTGGCGGATCCCGCGGGCGTCGAGGCGCTTCGAGGTCTCCTTCAGTTCGCTCTCGTCGGAGACGGAGCAGAGCACCATCGAGGAGATCTTGTCGGGATTTCCGAAGCGGATGCCGGCTTCGTGAGCCGCGTGGAGGGATTGGACGAACTGCTGGGTGGGCGTGAGATCGGAACGGACCAGGATGTAGACGTACTTCCTGACCTCGGGTGCTTCCTACGTGTCGGCCATATGGCCTCCTTTCACTTCTGAGACTACGACATGATTCCGTCCGTGTCAAGAATTCGTGGCGCCCCCGGCGGGAGTCGAACCCGCCTACGACCCTTTAGAGGGGTCTGGCCGAACCGATGGCCCACGGGAGCGTTCAGCGCGGATTCGGCTGCGGCTGATCTTCCTGCGTCGACGCAGTTCCTTGTCACTGATCACGAGAACGCCAGTGTGTTCACATCGAGCGCAGCCACGCTGGCCGCGCCGCCTGCGCATGCACCGGCAGTTTACGAACGCGCCGCCCAGCTTCGTGCGAGCCCAGACTATCATGGCTTCTCCGCAGACGTTATAGGCGGACCGTATTCCCAAAGTCGCCCGTTCAGAAACTTCTCGGCGCGCTGCATGAGCAGTGGATGGTATTGCCTGCTGCGCAGTTCGCGACGCACGATGCGGTTCCACTGGGCAACTTTCTGGGCGCGTGTCTTTTTCATTTGCCGTTCGTTGTGGACATCACCTGCTTGTGGCAGTCGCAGGCGTACACGCTGTAATGGACGCCGAAGCCGAACATGGCAAGCTCGAGTTCCTTGCGGGCCTCCAGATGCTCGGTGGTGACGGGGCCCCATTGGGAGGACGTGGACTTTCTCGCAAGGTTAAGCCGAGCCGCGATGATGCGCTTGATGAGGATCTTCGACTGCCTGTCGTGCTTAGACACTGATCTGGACGTAGATGTTAGGGTTCACAGGCTGCACCTCCCGGTCAAGTAGTCCGATGGCGAACCACCGGTCGAAGGCTAGACGCCATAGGAGACCTTCGCTCCTGATCTAAACGGCCGAACGATCCAGTGGTGGCCGCGGAGCCTTTCGTGCCTTCGCCAGCACGCAAGGCATCTAGTGATGTTTCTTCTTCCTGTTCGGTTGCCGCACAGCGCGCAGCGCCATGTATCTGGGCCGCGGCCCAGCGTTCGCTGCTTTCCGTTCCAGCGCGCTAGACACCGAAGCGAGCAAAACGTCCTTTGCCCCTTGCGCGTTGACTGAGGAGCCGAGAACACCCGTCGGCACTCATGACAGGCGAAGGCTTTTGTGGTAGACGCTATGTGGCATTTCTTGGAACAGAACTCGCGAAGGCGAGCCGCCCTAGCCTGAATTACTTCTTTGCAGTGCTTGCAGCGCTTCCTCGTTTCAACGCCGGCATAAACGATCACGTCTGTGGACGGCTCCGGGCTGTCGAATATCTTGCGAGAATGGATCTCGACAACCTGAGAATCGTCGAACCAGATTATTCCATTTCCCGCGTCTAGGACAGCCTTGAGCATGTTGTCCGTGTCTCGCCGTTGCCGAACAGCGCACCGGAAGATGACGCTGATGCCAACGTCTCCGGTGAGCGGCTTCTCCCTGAATGAGGTCATGAAATAGGTTTTCAGGACTTGCTCTCCTGCACGGGTACGCTTAGGCGTGTACGCGTGCCCACGGAAGAATCTTGGACGAGCCTTTGTGACCGGATCGCCTGGGATCGTTACGGCCACAATGACAGACTCTTTCGGGATCGCGGCGGGCACGTCCAGGCTGAATGGCATAGCCATTCGTTAAGCGTAGCTCCATGTCGGCCGGTCGGGAAGCTGGATCATTCGTCTTCGTCCTGCTGAAGCTCGTCGTCCTGCTGAAGCTCGGAATGCGCCTTCGCGTACTCGATGGCTGCCTCGATCTGATCCTCCCTGAGATGCGGCCATCCGTCGATCATCGTCTTCATGTCCGTCCCGATCTTGTGATACTGCCAGATCAGGCGGACCGAGATGCGCGTTCCGAGGATACAGGGCTCCCCACCGCAGACGCCAGGCGTCGATCCGATCAATGGAACGCCGTCCCGTCTATAGCCGTACATCGCGAACTCAGCGTCGGGCAAGTCCAGGACGCCCGGCAGCTTCGCGAGGTCTGAGAGATCCTGCTTGTAGAGCCACTCCAGAAAGGGCTCGAACATCGGGCATACCCAGACCCGATGTTTCTCGAGGTCGTACTTCGCGCTCCCGCCAGGGCGGAACGCGGCGCCTTCGCACGTCTGGAGATCGAAGACGATCAGATGTTCCGGCGCCCAGCCGATTGAAGAAAGAAGGCGCGATCCAGGCGCCATCTGGGAGGCGTACTCGAACTCGGAATCGAACCGGAGCAGCATGAACTTGCCCCAGTTCTGGTTGCCGTTTGTGACTTCGATGAACTTTGTCTTCATGCGAGGAGCAGCGTAATAGCGTCGCTCAGATGAGCATGCAGCTTCGCGTCCCGCTCTTCCGTGGGCATGCTCTCGACGGCGTCCTTATGCTTATGGATGACGTTTCGCACGCAGCACAGCAGTGTAATGCACGTATCGTGCTTTTCCACGCCGTTGACGGTCCACTCGCACATCCAGCCGCCGAGTTCCCACCGAACGCTAACGGCGCCGTGCTTAGCCATCATTTCAAGTGCGTCGACGAGTGTGTAGATGTACATCAAACGATCTTCGCGCTGTCGACGAGCGCGCACAACGCCTTCTTCACGAAGTTTTTTCCCATGTGCTCACTGTCGATCATAAGCCGATTCTTCTTGTCGAGGTACACCGCGATCTCGCCGAACCCGAGGCCCTGAACTCCCCAGCGTATCGCGAAGCCGCCGTTGTTGCCCCGCCCAGGCTTACGGCGCCACTTCTTCCAGGCGTCATCCATCCCGATCTCGGCGAACTCTGGATTCGCGATGAGCTGATCGCTCGTTTTCTTGATGCCTTTCCGGCTCAGGAGCTTCGGATCGCTCTTGAACGCGACGCGGCCCTTTCGGATCAGCCCGAGGATCTTCTTCCGGACCGCCTCACTTGCCTGCTTTTTCATCCAGCTCCTCCAGCTTTATTTCGTCTACGAGAACCTGGTCGTACGTCCAGTTCTGCGATTGCCCGACGGCGCTGCAGATTTCGATCTTGAGGTTGCGAATGCCGCGCTCCGCCAGGAGCTTGAGCAGATCGGGATCGTCGTAGCAGGACGCCAGGTCCCCGACGTTGAAATCCTGGCAGCTTCCGGCCCATTCGGCGCGCCCCGTTTCGGTGGTCTTCACCCATTCGGTGATCGCGGCGATGAGCGCATCCTGGAACGCAAAGTCGTTGCGAAGCTCATCGGTCGCAACACGCGCCGTCACGACCGCGAACGTGACCTCGTCGCTCGATGACCTGAGCACCACGAACTTGACCTTGTATTTCATGCGGGATCCACCCAGCACACCCAGAGAACGCCAGGCCTCGTGGGGTGGTTTTGCAGAAGGATCTCGCTGTGACCGTCGTATGACGGCTCCCTTCCATGCGCGAGCTCCATCACCGTCAGGTATCCGACCTTCTTGATGACGTACTCGGCGCCGTTGTACGGGACCTTGGTTCCAACGGCCGGCCGGGATGGGTCCGTGCTTGGATCGAACTTCGACGCGATGAATGTGGTCATTTTCCCTCCCATACGGTCGTCTCATGTGTCGCGATCGTTTCGAGGACGATCCGGAATCCAAGGATCCCGATCTTCTGGGCCCACGGCTTCGGCTTCTTCTCCCAGTATTTCACGAACGCCTTCGCCCGGTCCACCATGGCGGAGACCATCTCTTCTGGAGGCCGCTCGTTGAAGAAGATCCCGACGCTCTGGTAAGCTGGCCACGCAGCTCTCTGATAGCACTTCGCGAGATCTTTCGTAGTCGGCTCTCTGTGGAAGTAGTTGCCGTGCCCGTCGTTGAACCAGCCTGGCGTCGGCCAGATGACGCTGTTGACGTCGTAGTGGCCGTCGTCAACCTCCCGATGCAGCTCGATGTTGTGGTTCTCGAAGTACCCGCGCTGCCCCAGCGTGAGTTCCGCGTTGGCTATTATCGCTTGGTCCCCGCCGTGTGTTACCAGGTCCCAGCGGCCTGTGATGTAGGCCGCCATCTCGCGGTTGAAGTTGCCAGAGTACGCGTCCGTATCGATGACGAAGAGGTACGCCTCACGCTGTGCGCGTCTCATTTCGCCTTAGGATCGTCGAATTTGTACCACTGGCCACCATGCCCGCATTCGACGCACGTTGCTGCGGCATCTGCGGCGAATTCGATGTCGTCATGGTCTTCCGTTCCGCTGTCGTGCAGCAGGAAGGTGGACGTCCCAACGACGCGAAATGGCCCGTAGCTCTTGCACTTCGGGCAGCGCTTGCCCTCGAGGCAGTTCTCGTTCGGGCTCACAGTTCCTCGTGATGGTCGACCGGCTTGAAGTCGACCTTGTTCATTTCCATGACCAGCTCCTCATAAGCGACAGGTTTATAGCCCCAGCAGTCGACGCCGACGTCGATGCGCCGCATGTGTGGATCGCGCGGCAGAGAGCCGTGAGAGTGCCCGTGGAGCATCCAGGATCCGCGGTGCATCTTGTTCCAGGTCAAGAGAGCGTAGTGCATCATGACGATCTTCTGGTCGTCGACCTTGATCTCCTTGTAGTGGCCGGTCCAGGCGAACTTGTAGTCGAGCGCCTTCTTGAGGAAGCGGTCGTGGTTCCCTTGGATTAGGTGCACGTTCCCGCGCAGGCGCCTCTTGATGCCGAGGACGTAATCCGGCGGCCCGAGCGAGAAGTCCCCGGTATGGTAGACCGTGTCTCCGGGCTTCACGCGCTCGTTCCAGCTCGCGATCATCTTCTCGTTCATCTCCTCGACGGAGGCGAACGGACGCTTGCAGTACTCGATGATCCGGGCGTGACCAAAGTGCGTGTCCGATGTGAAAAACGTGGTCATCGGATGGCGGCGATTTTATTGCGGCCAGGGGAGGGCGGGCTCAAGGAAAGAAGTGGATCCTTCCGCTTCTCCCCTTGGCCGCATCGCCGACCGGGATAATACCAGCGGTTGTGGTCCGCTGTCAACACGGCACTATCCCTTGTTCTTCTTTTCGGTTCTCGTCCGGACGCGTGCGCGATCGATCTCGGTTGCACACAGGTGCGGGACGCAGCCCTGGACCGGCTTTTCGACCAGCACCCAGGTCGGGTTCGTCTCGAAGAAGACGACGGTTGAAAGCGCCGGCACGATGGCGGCGATCACGGTCTTTTTGCAGCCAGGACAGCGCACCGCATCCCCATCCACTACGCCTTCGCCTCCCCGTTCCCCAGAAGATGCCCGATGTCGCCCATCATCTTGAAGAGCTGCTGGAGCTCGGCCTTGACGAACCGGATACCCTTGCGGGTCCAGCCCTTGTACTTCCCGGTGTCCTGCCACTCCCGAATGTCGACCTTTGGGACTGGGCTCTGCCCGTTTCCGATGACGACGCGGATTCTGTACTTCCCGATCTGCGGGAACTCCTTGATGACGGTCTCGTTGTACTCGGCTTTCGCGGTCATCCCGTCTTCACCCCTTTCGACGATGAGATTCCTGTTCATGGGTTTTTCTCCAGTTGGATGAGCTCGTCATGGTTGGACGCCTTGAGCTTCTCGATGAACGACTCCTTGGGGATCCCAGCCTTGAAGAGGTACCACTCGATGAGGCTGAGGAGCGCTGCTTCCGAGATGGGCTCCGGTTCTCGGAGTCCTCTCTCCCTGGGGTTCGAGAAAACCGAGTGGAGCGCGCCCGCGAGGATCTGGCTCTTGTGCTGGATATAGCCTCCAAGGATCGACTGCTTGTAGACGGCGTGCTCCTGCACGCTCTTCTCGAAGGCCTCGTTCCCCTCGTTGCTGCGGCCCTGGAGCATCGTGACACCGATCCCCATGAGGTGGAGGATCGCGTCCATGGCGGACGACGCCGCGTATGCCGGTCCTCCGCAGTGGTAGTTCGGCGGGCAGTTGAGCGCGAGGATGTTCACCATCTTCTGCGCGACGGTCGCCATCTGCAGGTGGTTGTCCACTACGAAACCTCCAGGGAAGCGTTGGCGGCCACGGCTTTTCTCGAGGCTTCAAGCAGGTGGCCGAACGTCTGCTTGAGGGTCGGCAGCCCGAGATGCGTCGCTGCGTCCTCGAACACGGAGGACGCCGCATAGAGAAAGAAGAGCGCTCTCCCGTTGAGACGCGCCGCGGAGGTCAGCATGTCGACGATCCCGTCGACGGCGGGCTTCATGGCCACCGGGACCTCCGCGCGCTGAGGGCGCCCCTCGAACTGTTCGACGTAGATGTTCCAATCCTTCCAGAGAACCTCATCGCTGGCGGCTCCGGCGCACACCTTCATGAAGTCCTCGAGGACCTGGGAGGGCGGCGGAACCGCGTCGTGGCCCAGTCGGGCATAGACGAGCTCGACTTCGTGGACACATCCGTTGAAGGACGTCCACGATGGCGTGCACTCGGCGACCCAGGCGAGGCACTCCGCGATCTCGAGCTTGAGCCGGCCGGTGTCTCCGATCGTCAGGAAGTCCAGACTGCAGGACGGCTGTTTCATGAAGCGGAGCATACACATCCGGCACTGCTGACGCCGGGCTTCCCAGGGCATGGATCCCCAGAGGCCGCTTGCGAGAAGCCCGGCGCAGGCCGCGAGGCCGTTTCCCTTTCGGTCGTCTCCGAGAGACGCGGTGAAAGGCATCCGGAATCACTCGTCCCCGGTCTTGAGCTCTTCGACGGAGTTCTGGTCCCCGTTCCACTCGAAGGCGAGGATCTTGTGCGACTCGTCGTAAACCGAGAACTCGCCGTCCTCGGCCTTCCGGAGCGCCTCCTCGAGGGTCGACGCGTTCACGGCGATCCGTCCCGGGTGCTTGATGTCCCCGGTCAGGATGAACCTCTTCTGTTTTTGTTCGGCGCTATTCGTCGCTTCCAAAGATGTCGTCCTCCTGGTCGGCGGCCGGCACGACCGGCGGCGCCTGCTGGAAAAGCGTCTGCTGCTGATCTTCCGAGGTGAGCTCCGGCGGCAGTTGCTCGTCGGGCTTGCCGCTTGCGGGGAGATCCTGTTCGTACTGGTTGACCTGCTCGGTGCTGAATCCGAATCCTCCGACGTCGAGCCCGAAGCGCTCCGCGATCTTCAGGTTGACCTGGACCGTTCTGAGCGCGTGTTCGCCGAGCTGCTTCGCTTTCGAGACGTCGTAGACGTAGCGCCCGAACTGCATCCTCTCGATCTCGGCGGCCTGGTTGCGGTACTCCCGCTCGTCGAGCATCTCGTTGGTGTAGTTCGATTCACGCGCCCACTTGCGGAACGCGGGAACACAGCTCGGGAGATGGACATAGAGCCACTCGCCCTTCACGTCGTAGTCTCTGCTTTTCTGGACGACGCCGTTCTTGGCCATGACTGCCAGAGCCTCGACGAGGTAGTCGAAGCCCATCTTCGTTCGCTGGGCGACCTCGAGGACGCGGCTCGTCAGGGCGATGATGGCCTCCTTCTTCGCCTCCGGCTTGACGTGGAACGCCACGCTGGAGTCCTTGGCGAACTGCTGGATCGCGTTCACGCCGAACGCCATCACGGTGATGTTGTCCCAGACGCGGTCGGGCAGCCACGGGAGCTTCATCTCGGTCAGCTCCTTCCGCGACGCGCCCCAGATGTCCAGGAACGCCCCGTACCCCTTCGCGAGCACCCACTGCACGATCGGCAGGAAGAGCGCCTCGATCTGGATATCTTTCGTGAGGACCTTGAAGGCGTCCCGCTCGGCGTTGCCGATGTAGGACTTCTTGGGCTCGATCGCGATCGTCCGCTCGGCGATCGCCTGCTCGCGGACGACGGACATTTCGCCGATCACCAGGAGTGGCGCCCGGAACGGGAACTCCCGGATCGTCAGATCCTGGCGCCCGCGGGCCGCGACCTCTCCGGAGAAGCTGGAGCGGATCCGATGCTTCCAGTCGTCGATCGCGAGCTTCCCGATGTCCTCCTTGAACTCGTCGACGGCGACCGGCACCACGTTCGAGCTCGCCAGGAGCTTGTCCTTGACGAACGTCGTCTGGTGCGCGTTGTTGAGCATGACGCCCTTCTTGATCCCGAAGAGGCGCATCATCGTCGAGGCGAACTGGGTCTTGCCCGCCCCCGACGTCCCGAAGAACGAGAGGATCGGGAAGTAGTTGAGGAGCTGGCGGATCCGGTCCTTGAAGAAGCAGGCGAAGAACCAGCCGAGCGTGGGGATCACGACCTGCGGCTTGTTCACGTTGAGGATCGTCCCGCAAAAGGCCTTGAGGACCTCCATCGGGTTCGAGTGCGGATGGACCTTGACCTGGGTATCGCAGGGCGTCCCCTGGTTCACGTACTCGATGGGCGGGTTTTCGATATAGCCGCCCTTGTCGATCGCGAAGCCCGGCCCGACGAAGCAATCGTCGACGAACCCGACGTAGGTCACGCCCTTCTTGACCTCGGAGTCCTTGATCGTTTTCACGACCCAGCTCGCGATCTCCATCACGTCGTTGTCGGTCCCCTTGAACTCGTAGCGGGGGTCCTTGAGCTGGCCGAGGATCTTCGCCCTCGAGTGGAAGGCGTCGGGCGCCACGAAGACGTCCTTCTCGGTCTTCCCGTCGTACGTGATGATGTCGGCGCGCGTGTAGACGTCGCGCTCGATCTTGACGAGCGACCGCCCGCGGATCACGAAGTTCGAGATCCGGTCGGCGTAGACGCCGGACTCCTCGACGGGCGTCCCGTCGGCGGTGGGGTCGCTCTGGATCTCGAAGGCGTTGCACGGGCAGGCGACGTTGAGATCGCCCTTCTTCTTCCGGGAGCACTCCCCGTAGACGTAGCCGGCGCCGCTCTCGTGCTGGCCGATCTGCTTGTGATCGGTCTTCTTGTGCTCGCAGGTGCACCGGTCGTCGGAGGGCTTCGGGGTCCTGGCGCGGAAGTAGCAGTTCCCGTCCTCGTAGACCTTCCGCCCTTTCTCGATCAGCTTCTTCTTGTCCTCGGCGGTCTTGAGGAACGCCTCCGCCTCATCGAAGCCGTAGGGCTTGATGATGGCGTTGAGCTCCGCCTCGTTCTTGCCGGCGATCGTGAACCAGTCGTCGATCGAGCCCTTCTTCATGTAGTCGGCGGGCCAGTACGCCTTGAAGCACTTCGCCTGCGGCCCGAGCGAGTAGCGGATCTTGTGCATGCACAGCTCGCCGGGCGAGTCGTTGTCCGGGTAGAAGACGATCCGGTCCTTCTTGGCGAGGTCTCCCAGAAGCGAGAGGCCGCTCGCGAAGACGCCTGGCAGCGTGGTCGACCCGCACAGGCCCGTGATCACGTTCTTCTTGAGGACGCACTCCATGTACCAGGACTTCGTCTCGCCCTCCACGACGTGCATCTCAGGGGCGTCCGGGTTGAAGCTCGTCAGGTCGTAGAGGAACTTCGACGTGAACCCCTTGACGAACCGCTTGTCCTTCCGGGTGATCCTCGAGTGCGTGCGCACCGTCTGGACCTTCCCGTCCTTCGTGAAGCTGGGGACCGTGTAGCAGAGCTCGATCCCGGGCACCCAGGCGAGGCCGATCTTCTTGCCGATCACGTAGTCCTTGGTGATGAGCCGGAGCTTGAGAAGGTGGTTCAGGTGGACCTCGTTCTTGGGGTCCAGGAGGTTCGCGTGAGCCTTTTGGATCCGCTCGAGGTCCCACTTCTCGTACTCCTCATCCTTCTTCTTCTGGGGAGCCGCCGGCGCGGGCTGGGCCGGCTTCGGCTGGTCGACCACGATGTGGAAGGTCTCCGCGAGCTTTGCCACGGCCGCCGCGGCGTCCATGCCGGTCGCCTTGGCGTACAGGTCGATCACGGACCCGTGCGCCTCGCACACGAAGCACCGGAAGCCGTTCTTGGTCTTCAGGAGGCTCAGGTTGGGCTTGCCGCCAGCCCCGACGTGATCCTGGTGGAAGATGCAGATCGCCTGCGCGTAGGACCCGCAGTCCTTCACGACGTGGATCCCGAGCAGCTCCGCAATCTGCAGAATCGGAAGGGCCTTTACGGCGTCCCACAGAGGGTTCATTTTCTCTCTCCAGTTCCAGTTGAAGTTTCTTTTTGAGAATCGCCTAACCAGATTCGCCGCTTGCAGTGCAATCTAGCAGGCACCGCGCGCGTAAGTAACTGTGTGGCAGCACCTTGCTGTCTTGCAGCGCTTGCAGCGTTTTTGGAGACATATGAGGTTTTGTAAGGGACAGAGACCGGTTGTGAGAGTCCTTATTTGTTGTTGTTCAGAGTGCTCACCCCCATTGGCTGCTGCTAGCGGTTCGTCGAAAACCCATCCTAGGGCCAGTAACGAGGTGTTTGGACGCATCTTACGACTAGCATTCAGCCTGCTAATTCCCGCAATAGCTGCAGGGCTCCACCTCGGGGACGGAGTTTGCGGCCGGAAGTTCTACCGCTCGTTGGTCTCAGGACGAACTCTCTTTGCTTGGTTCTCGTCGCTTTTTCGGCTGCATGGTTACTGTCCGTAACATCGAGACCGATCAGATCTTCAGCACCACGCCGTTGATGAGGTCTTCGATCGCGGCGGGACAGTCGGGCACGCACGACCGCTTCAGGGCGAAGCGGTCCGCGTCGGGTGTTCCGTCATACGGCCGCACGCCAAATGCGGCGCGGAATCCGCGGCTCGCCGCCGCGCGCGCCACCCGCTCGTCCGTCCTGCCGTACGGATACGCCAGGGTGGCCGGCTGCCCTGGCGTGATGCGCTGCAGCCAAGCTCGGCAGCCGTTGAGGTTGGCTGTGATCGCATCGTCCGGAAGTGCCGCTAAAGCGTGATGCACCGCGCCATGACCGCCCAGAGCCACTCCACGCGCTGCGAGCCTGCGGAGCTCTGCTTCGTTGAGATAGAGCGGCAAAGCGCTCTCGGTTTCAGGCGGCGCAGCGCCCAGGGTGTCCGCAAGGCGCCCC